CAAGTATTCCTCCACCAGCGCCTGCGAAAAGAGCCAACTCATTCATGTTCTCCCCAAAGATTTAATACGTTCTCTTATGTAGTCAGGCATAGGTACTGCCAATTTCTTTTCTTGTTCTAGTTTAACAAGATAAGGGTCACGTTCCTGAACCATTGTAGAGGCTTCAGGTATCTCAGCTCCATCCCAACGCTGTTGGTTTAAGTACACAAGGGGCGCAGGAATAAATGCTCCGTTGTCTTTGCGCCAGTCGTTTGTTGTCTTCATCCATTCAACGTGTTTGATTATTTGATCGGCACACGCATCACAATAATATTTCTGCCATTTTTTTAAACATTCTGACTTGCCTCCTTTGCGTGAACTACGAGGCCAGGCTTTCCAAAAATCTTCAAATGTCATAATTTATCCTTATTAAATTTAACCAACCACAAGCGGTACATTTTATTTTCCAACCAATCTTTATCTGCAATTCTTTTGTTATCCCACCACATTTGCATATTCTCATTTATTTCCCCTGTATTCATTTCCTCTTTGGTGAATGTTTGAGCAAAGCATAGCCTAACCGCATCAAAATGCCAGTTTCGCTCTATGCCTGTGGATAACTTCCTCTTCGGAGCCATGTCATCGCTTCGCACTATTCCAGACTATTTAAAACCACCACGCTCTAGAAATTCGCCCACGTTCTCTGCTTTGGTTCGCTCGTGTTACAGAGTATCTCAAATCAAACCACCGACGTACCGCATTTGATTGTCCAAAAGCAAAAACCCCATAATTTACTCTGTGGTCTTGGCTCTTGGCGAGAGCAACAGCAAAAACGTATGACGCTAATCAAAAGTTCCGCTTGCTGTCTAGCAAGACCACACAGAAAACTATGGGGTTGAATATTCATTAGCGTCTACGCCTAGATGCCACTCTAGACGATTTGCATTATATCCTAGTTAACCTCTAATTTCAAAATAAATTAAAAGAAGAACAATAAATATTAAATAAATCATTCCAACACCTCAAACCATTCGGGGCGCAATACCCTTATTTGAAATATTCTCAACTTGGGTATTTGTTGCCAATTGTTAACAGCTTGTCTAGTTACCCCAAGCAACTTTGCTAGTTTTGCTGGTGTTCCTGCTTTATTTACGAAATATTGTTTGTCCATGTTGTTTATTGTATACATTTATTTACAAAGTCAAATTATTTTATTGTTTTCGATGTTTTCTTGCGTCAACACGTAAATTATCGTTTACACTTTAATCATCAGCACAACGCTGATACTTCATTAGATAAATTAAGGACACATTATGAGTAATAAAAGTTATTTTGAAGAAGACGACAATATAAGAGAACTAAAAGCGCAAGACTTTTGGGAAGCTCGTCAATACAACATTCTGAGAGCAAATCCAATCTGCTCAGACCCCGATCATCCTGGTTGCAACAATTGCATGGGGGACGAAGATGACAATTAAATTCTTTTACAACGGCAACGAAACAACTCGTACGTTTCCTCGCACATTAGCTGAGGCATTTCCCGCAAACCCACAACCAAATTTCGAGGATGATATGGACAACGAAGATAAATTAATCTGTTTGATTTGCGTAATCATGTTTGTGTTTACATTTACTTTAATGTTTTTGGGGGTTGTATGACTATCAACGACTTACTCAAACTCAATGTAAACGATCACACAGAAAAAAAAGGGCAACTGACATACCTATCATGGGCGTGGGCATGGGCAAAAGCACTAGAGGCTGATCCAGGCGCTACATGGGACGTACAGATGTTCAACGACAAATGTTTCATGGAAGTCAATGGAACTGCTATGGTGTTTGTCACAACCCAGCTATTTGGCAAACAAATGACCTGTCAGCTCCCAGTAATGGATCATAGAAATAAAGCAATCATTAACCCTGATGCGTTTCAGGTTAATACTGCAATCATGCGGTGCATGACTAAATCATTGTCGTTGCATGGTCTCGGTCTATACATTTATGCTGGTGAAGACTTACCCCAAGGTGAAGAGCCTGAATCAAATGTAAATGAGTCCGAAATGGCTGACTATATGGCTTTGTTTGAAGAATGTGTATCAATTGATGCATTACAAAAAGCATTTGTGCAGGCAATAGCTGCAACAGATGGGGACAAGGAGTGGCAAAAGAAACTTATAAGTAAGAAAGACGTGTGCAAAAAGAAACTTAAAGGGTAACAAATGAAAGAGAATCTTTTGAGAATGGATTTAAGAGATTATTTTGCATCCCAAGCATTGATCGGTATTATCTTTGGGCGCAAAACAATTAACAAAGAAGTTATTGAACTTTCATACAAAGTTGCAGATGCAATGATGGTTGAAAGGGAATTTAAAAAAATAGAGCCACGAGGCATAAATGGGGGTGTGGATGAATGATATTGAACAAAATACTCAAGAATGGTTTGCTATTCGTTGCGGAAAAGTAACAGCATCCAGAATTGCGGACATTATTGCTACGACAAAGTCAGGTTACTCTGCCAGTCGTGCCAATTACGAGGCGCAACTTATCTGCGAGATTTTGACTGGCAAACCAGCGGAATCTTTTACAAATGCTGCGATGGCATGGGGCACAGAGACAGAGCCACTTGCAAGGGCGCAATACGAGTTGAAAACTGGCAACATGGTCAACCAAATCGGGTTTGTTGTACATCCAAAGATTGAACAAGCTGGAGCATCCCCTGATGGTTTGGTTGATAATGACGGACTCATAGAAATCAAATGCCCTAATACCAGTACGCACTTGGATACACTTTTGTCTCAAAAAGTGCAATCAAAGTACATCACACAAATGACTTGGCAGATGCTTTGTACAGGTAGAAAGTGGTGCGATTTTGTGAGTTATGATCCTAGATTGCCTGATAATCTACAACTCTTTATTCAACGTATTCCATTGGATATAGAGTACGGCAAAAAGCTAGAGTCTGAGGTAAAAGAGTTTTTGGAAGAAATAAACGAAAAAGTAGAAAAATTAAGGAAAATAAATGTCTAAAGTAACGCAAGAAGTCACAGCTGTCGTCGGTAAGTACAAAGACCAAAATGGTCAGGAAAAGAACCGCTATCAACGAATTGGGTCAATCATTGAAACGAAAAACGGCCCAATGTTAAAAATTGACAACATTCCTGTTTGTGAGCCTGCTTGGTCTGGCTGGGCATACTTGAATGAGCCAAGGGAAAAAAAGCCTGTTGACGACATTGGTTTTTAAGTTTTTGGGCGGTCTACTGTGTTAGCTACAGTATCTCAAATAGGTTAAGTCACATTTGTAGAATGGGAAACGCTGCTTTATGCGAACCGCCCAATTTAATGATAAATAAAGGTAAATTATGAAAACATTTAATATATTTGAAGAGTTGAGTGAAATGGTTAGTCGTGGATTTGCTCGTGCTACAGACCCAGAAACGTCTAAAGAAGCTGGGGCAAGTGTCAATGTCAGTAGGATAGAAAAAGTCGTCCTAGATGCGATTAAAGCCTTTCCTGATGGTTGTATATTGCAAGACATAGAACACGCATTGCCTGAGATTAGACAAAGCTCTATATCTCCTAGAATTCGTCCATTGATTCGCAAAGGATTAATCATTGATACTGGCGAAGTCAGACCAAGTTTTAGTGGTAGAAATCAACGTGTTTTAAAGGCACTTGTATGACTAAAGAAGAAATTAGACAAGAGATTAGCGAGTTATACGGCTCAAGAACAATGCTACAAGAAGTCATGGATGAGTTGCACACAAAACTCATGGATGTCACAAAAAAAATGTTCGCGTTGAACCATATGCTAAACGAAATGGAAGATGGGGACAAGAATGACTAAAGACGAGCCTGTTGCTTATTTTGATCCGCAAAAAGGCGGTTTCTATTGGGCAAAGCCAACAAGAATTGAAGCACCAGTAACAGTTGACGTTGAGCCATTGCCTCTTTACACCACACCACAAGGGTGCGCTGAATGTGGGGTTGGTGGTGGTTATGCGTTGTATTGCGTTGCGTGTGCTGAAAAGTTTTTTGGTAATAAAGAATGGGTAGGTTTGACGGATGAGGAAATATTAACTGAATGGTTCAAAATTTTTGCTCCTGAACCTGGTATTGGAAAAAATGTTACCAATGGTGTATTTGAATTTGCTAAGGCAATATTAAAAATAGCACAAGCAAATTGCAACGGATTTTGTGGTGAAATTGAGTGCAAAGAAAATAAAACTGGATGTAAAAGGCAAAAAACAAATGAAACATAAGAACTATGACGTAATAGTAGCTTGGGCAAATGGTGAAAAGATTGAATATCAACATCCTACAAATGGCTGGATTGAGGTGTATGGAGCGTGTCCAAACTTCAATGGAGCTGTAAAGTTTAGGATTAAGAAACCGCCACAAGATTTTGCTATTGCTGCCAATGTTGTTTTCAATCAAAAGACTAATGGCGAATACTTAGATTTTAGTAAATACGGCAAACAAAACGTGGAGTTTATATTTGACGGAGAAACCCAGATGCTTAAGGACGTTAAATGCTTAATTTCTTAACAATTGTGTCAATATTACTTTTGTGTGCATTTGTGTTATTTATGATACTTTTGGGCTTTTTTGCGTTGTTTATGATACTTTTGTTGTATTTAAATTAAAAAATATTTGTAAATAAAGATAATGAAAGTTTCACAAAACTCAACTAACATTTAACAGCAATTTTGCAGATTAACACAGGGAATGTTAAATGGAACACAATCTAGTTATTGAAGGTTACGATTTCAAATTGGAAGTTGAGTGCGAAGATTTTGCTTTTATTGCTGCTATCCAAGAATTTGTAGCTTCTATTGTTGCTGATGCTGAAGAAGAGTACGAAATTATTTGGGAAGACGAGACAGAAGACGAAATCGAAGAGTAATTAAGTTAACCTTGTAATTTAATATTTAGAATATCCCATTGATAAAGGGAAGGTCGGGGTGAGAATCCCCGCTAGGTTACTTAATGTGTTACTTTGTGTCTAGTATTGCTTTACATTAATAACTTCACCTCGGAACTGGAT